CCGCCTAATTCAGATGTGCAGTTTATAGAGGTAAAAAGACCTGACGGTAAAATGTCAAAGCTACAGGAGTTCAGAAAAAGAGAATTGGAAAATCACGGAGTAAAGGTGGAATTATATAAAGGAAATTAAAATCAAATCAAATGCAAGAAACTAAAGAAATGGATGAATTGGTTGACATTATTAAAGGGGTCTTTGATGTGGATATAAGAAACAAATCAGGCAAAAGAGAGTATGTAGATGCGAGATATGTATTCGTTAAGATTATGACAGACAGAGGATATGCGGTAACCCTATTAAGCGATTACCTTAAAAAACACCATACTACTGTCATCTATTACAGAAATTCAGCTTGTGACATAATGCAAACGAATGAGATGTTTCTTAGGAAATACATGATGTGTAGGGATAAATTTCTTATTGGGAAGGGTAATACCGTAAGAATGTCTAACAAAGAAGAGCTGATAAGTCGAATAGATGCATTAATTTTGGATAACAAAAACCTTGAGAAAAGGTATGATAAATATAAAAGGCTTCAGAATATAATTGAGTTAATAGATAGTCGGACACCAAGAGGTAAAGAGTCTTTTATGTTAAAAAAAATTAACTTAATGTTAAATGGTATAACCGACTATGAACAAGAACCCGAATACTGAGAACGCTCGTGCTGAACGCATATCGTTTAGAATTAACGAGCACCACTTATTGTTAGCCAATATCTATGAGAATTTGGTTGATAGACAATTTGTGCCTGCAGAAAAAGACATAAGAAATTTAATCGTTGATTTACGATTGATATTAAAATCAATAGAAGATGATGACTTTTGAGAAAGAAGTGGATTTAATCAGGGAGAAAAAAGCAATTGAATTATTTGTCAGCATCTTTGGAGGGTCTTTTAAAAAGTTAGACCCTCATGATATTGACTATAAAGTATTTGATAAGAATAATAATCTTATAGCCTACGCTGAGGTAAAAGGAAGAATCAGAACGATTCATTCAGCCTATCCGCTACCTATAGCTGCAAGAAAATTAGTCAAGTTAATTGACAAAAGAATCACGCCTGTATTGATATGGGCTTGTGAGGATGGTATTATCTACGGTAAAGCCGACAAACTGCAAGGAGAAATTAAATGGGGAGGAAGACCTCCCCGTGATGGTGCAGTTAACGATAACGAAATGATGGTTTATTATGACAAACAGAAGGAGTTGAAGTACATTAGGTACGTTTAGTAGCCTTATTTTTTATAATCCTTTCTTGTTTAAGCATTGCAGGAGTGGGTTTTTTACCACTACCTGCATTTGCACGAATGTTATCCCAAAGTCCTCGTTTAGAGTAAGAGCCATCTGCTCTTTTAATCATGTTAGATTTACTTTTCATATTATTATCTATTTCTTTTAAATGAGCCGTCCGAGTTTCTTTTCTTATCAGGAGCTTTATATCCAAACTCCTCATCTTCCATTTTTCTAATCTGCTTATTCATTGCTTTATTGATAGCGTCTTCTGCTTTATGTTTTTGATACCAATCAGAGTTAGGACCAAAATTCTCATTGTAAAGTCTTGGATTATATTTTTTCATTTCAGAAGGATTATCATAAGTTACTTCTCTTTCTGAATCATAAAGCAGTGCTTTTTTTTGAGCTGCCTCTCTTTTATTAGCTTTTTTATACTTTTCTTCTTCTTCACCGGTAGCTCTAATCTCTCTAATTTTCTTATTTATTTCCTGTAATGCATCTTCATCGTTTGTTTTATTTTTCAACTCACGAAGTGCTTCAATTTGGTCATATTGATTTTCGCTAATTTCGGGCTTCTCATTTCCTTTATTTTTGTCAAGGTCTTTGTATATGTCATTCATTACAGCCTTTCTAACATCCTTATATAAAGGAACAAGACCTGCGTTCCCCGCAATCTCTAATGGGATACGCATAGTATTTTCTTTATCCCTTCTCTCTTGAGCTGCTTTTGTTTTAGGTTCTTTGGCAGATGCGTTTCTGATAATTAAATCTGTTGTTTTAATTAATGGAGTAAATGCACCTCCCATATTTTGAACGTAATCCCAAACACCTGTTTGTCTTCCCTTCTTTTCAGGAGGAACTAAAGAGTTTTGAATATTATCTTTATATCTATCATACTTACCTTCTCTTAAAAAACCAAGATATTCCTCGTTAGCACGTTCAACACCTTCATTGATAAATAACTTAGTGGCATTACCAAAATCACGACCAAGTACCATTGATGAGAATGCAGATGCAAATGCTTGTCCAATATTTTGTAAGATTGAATCATCATCTTCCTCTTCTTCATCATCAAAGAATAATCCCATTAGACCATTGCCTAAAGCCTGTGTAACTAATGTATATACCATCATACGTGTAGTAACCGCAGCAACCAATGCAGCACCTTGTTTTTTAGTAAGTGTACCGTTACCCATTGCGGCATTAATACCTGTACGTGCAGTGGCATATTCAAATATTAAGAAGCGAGTCATGAAGTTATTAAAGTTATTAAACGCTCTTAACCATCCGCTTTGATTAGGCTTAGGTGTTCCTTTTAATATTCCCATAAATGCATTGTCAGTAGCACCTGTAAATACAGAGCGTTCATCTGCAGTTGTTTTTGCTTGATTAATAGCTTCTTTGTACTTTGACATATACGCTTCATCGTTAGCTGCAATCTTATCAAAATTAATATCTTGTCCTGTAATTTTCTTGAACTCATTTGCAAATGAACCAAACCAAATTGGACGCATAACAATTTTATCAGGAGTGGATATTAATGTGTCTGCCACTAACTCTGTAGCGTTTAAATACTTTTTACCTGTACGATTAAATATTTGTTGAATTTTATTTGCAATATATCCTTTAGCTTTTCCTCCTTTAATTCCACTTGCTTGCTTAAGAATGTTTGTATCAATTAACTTTCCTGATAATGTATCAGTAGGGAAAATTCTATTTGTTTGTGTGCTTCCAACATTGTTCATAATCGTTGGAGCATCAACAGACATAATAACATCCATATTGTCGTATCCTGTTTTAGCTGCGGCAGGGTCAGTTATAACAGCGAATCCAATGTTAGAACCAAGCTCAGATACAAATCTGCTTGTGCCTGCAAGCACAGAGCGATAACCTTGCTTGCTTATATAATTAATTGCATCATCTAAAAATGCATTAGATATATAAGAGTTGGTTAACAAGTTTTCGATAGACTCTTCAAATGCATCTCTAATAGCATTGAATATTTGTCTATTCTCTTTTGGTAATTTTCCTTTTTCTTCTAAATTTAAAAGAGCTTGATTAAGAGCTTTACGTGCAGTTCTAATTGGCTTAGTTAAGTTGTAATCCATTAATACAAACTTAGCACCACGTTGAGCAGAAGCAAATACATCAAAGTTTAATGGAGACACTTTACCTGTTCTTGCTATCAAAGACTTAGCCTTTGTAGATGGTCTCATTGAGTCGTTATACTCTGTAATAAATGCAGAGCCTGAGGTTAATTCGTTAGGCTTAGTCTCATGAAGCACATTTAAGTGAACATAGTTGTTCAAAGGACTAATTTTATCTCCACGAATAATTGCTGCAGTGTACTCGGCTTTACCTCTTAATGATTCATTTACACCACGTATATCCTTTATAGCATCTTTTTCTGCCTGATTAAATGAATTATATAACTTATTGTTGTCGATATTTCCTTCTGCATCAGTGTAATTGTCAAGTATATCTTGCAACATCTCTGCATCTTTTTCTGCAAAACTTGATTTTCCTTCATCAATATGTTTAATCGTAGCCTTTAAATAATCTGAAGCAGGATTAACTTGCTTGTCTCCAACGTTTGATTCATACTCAAGTTGAATCATATAAGTCATCATCTTAAACTTAGACATTAAAGTCTTATTAGGGTCAAGTCCAAATGATTTAGCAACTTTTTCTTCTGCCTTCTCTAATATATTTTGAATTTTCTTTAGTTCAGAAATAAATCTTGCCTCTGCTTCTGCAGATGGTTTTAATAATGAATTAAAGATTTCTTTTGTTTTAAAATCACCAAATACTTGGTCAATATAATAAAGTGGGTTTCTTCTTACCATTTCAAGCACAGCACCTTTACCTGTAAACAAGTTTTTAAATTTAGCGTACAGTGTAGATAGCTTAGGAAGTTTTGCTTTGCCTATAGCAGAAGACAATTTTGCTCCGTCATTTATACCATTTAACTTCTCAACCATTATCTCAGCATAGTGAGGTAAATAGTTGTTATTTATATTGTTAATTACCTTGAGTAAATTTTTAAGCTCAGTATTGTTTAACTTGTCAATTGCCTTAGTCTTAATTAATTCATTTAATTGAGTAGCTAATGAACGCTCATCTGCACTTGGCAAACCGCTAACGTTAACATCAACGTCTTCAATTTCTTTTATAAGACCTTCCTTCTCCTCTGCAATTTCTTGCTCAGTCATTTTCTTTGGCTCAACCTGAGGCATAATGTCTGACTTATACTTACGCATAATATCAGCTTGCTCTTGAGTAATTTCTCCCTGCTTAAGCATTTCTTTGATAGACTCAGCAAAATCTAATTTACCCTCGTCACCAAATACTTTATTCGGAGATTCATTAAACAAGTCAGCTAACTCATCTGCAATAGATTGCTCCTCAGCAATGGCATCTAATATTTCTTCAGTTGCACTTTTAACTTGAGACTTTTCTTTAAGGTCTAATACAGCTTGTCTCTTTCCAAACATATCAACCAACTCTAAATAGTTATCAAGTACTGAGTCAGGAATCAATGAAGGATTAATCGAGAATAACTTATTTAAGTCAGCATATAAACCATCTGCAATACCAATCTTAGTTGCTATATTCTTCTTGGCAGTGCTTAACATATTTCTTGCAAACTCAAGTTTATTTGCGTATTCAGCATCACCAAATACTTTAACCATATAATCAACAAACTTGTCTATTGACTTCTCGTTAAACATATCTACAGATGAAAACTTACGTAAAACCGCAGCCATTTGTTTTGCTGTAATCTTCCCTGATGATGCTAAGTCTTTAATCTCTTTAGTAAGACCTTTACTTGCATCTCTCCATAATTTTTTAGCATCTTTTGCTCCTCTTGCTAAGTCTTTTATTTGCTTATTAAATAACTGTTTTTCAGTCATTGTAATCTTAGTAACATCTTGTATTAAACCAAGTAGTCTTTGAGCCAATGGTGCTGACTTCTCTCTAATACCAAGTTTCTTTCTTAGTTCACGTACTAACTTTTCTTTTTGAATGTCAGTAGCGTTTATATATTCTGTTGAATTTTTTAAAGTGCTAAGAATGCTTTTCAAAGATTCACCTTTCTTGATTAATGAGTCAATCTTAGACATTAAGCTCTCATATCCCGGAAGTGTTTGTTCAGTAATATTTACCTTACCTGCAGCTTGAGTTTCAGTTGCCATTGCTTGAGTAATCTCTTGGCTTGTAAGACCCTTACCTTCTAAGAATATTCTTATTGCATCCTCAGAAAATCCTTGAGCTCTTGCATCTTTAATTACCTTGCTTATTTTATTCGCAGCATTAAGCTGAGCCTTTGTTACTGATTTAATCTTTACAGCATTCTCATCAAATACAACGTAATTAGAACCTTTAGTTTTTTGATTTGATATAGTAGTAGCAGGATATTTTATACCATCTATTCCGGCTCTTAATAAAAATTCAGAAGCCTTTCTATCAGAACCTAACTCATTAGACAAACCTGCATACAATGAACCTGATTTTAGATTTCTAAATGTATATAAATTAAATGCATCTTGTATATTCTTCTCTGTGGTATTACTGTCTGACGCAACTTTTTTAATTGCTTCTGACCTATTCATACCATCATCAACCAATTTTACTACCTTATTTGCATATAACTTAGTTTGAACATAGTTTTTTATGTTAGCTAATATGCCTGCTTTCATTCCAAGTTTATTAGAAAAATCTTCTAATATGCCTTCTTTCTTAGCTTGTCTTCTGATTTTATTTTTAATATCATCATTAACTTTCTCATCCCAATTTAAGAATGTGTATTCGCTTGGATTTTTTCCTTCATGTATAGATACATCATATACATACTTACCTTCAGTTTTTTTATCTTTAGATATTGTATCAGCATAATATTTTGCTATTTCTTTTATGTTTGTAAAGTATAACCCCCATCCAAATTCCTGAGCACCTTCTCCTGTTCCTATTTTTTTAGTACTAAATTGAGTTATGTTGTAAGGCGTTCCATGATAAGCATCTATTTGAGACTTAGATATAGGAAACTCTTCTTTTAAATTCTGAACCTCTTCAGCAAATAATAAATTACTATTATCAAACATGATTTGGTCTTCTCTGTCAATATTCTCAGTCTCGGATAATAATGTTTTTCTTCTTTCTTCAGGAGTTAATTTGCTTCTATTTTCAGCATTTCTTGCTTCAACTTCACCTGCTACTCTGTAATATAAATTAAAAGCACTTGCGGCTTTTTTTCCATATAAATCTTCAACTGAAAAATTATTTTTAGTCTCCTCGTTTAGTTTTTTTATTTGCTCTTTTGTTTCTTTTCTTCTTTTTTCAAAAGACAAATCTTTAACTTTTGCGTAACGGTCTTTAACAGATTTATAAAAATCACGTGCATCCTTAATAGCTTGTTTGTTATTAGGGAACGTTGATTTTATATAATCATACGCTTGTTTTTGAGCATCAACCTTGTTTTTAAAATCCTTTATGATATACTTCATCATTATAGGAGCAACAGTCTGATTTGAACCTTGCTCAAATAGCTCTTTATTTTGTATATAATGCTGTATCTCATGAATCATTGTTAAATTTGCTTCAGGTCTATTATCATTATATAAATTTTGATTTACTTTAATTTTATTTTCTGCAATGTTAAAAGAGCCATAAATATTTTTTGGTAAATCCTCAAATATTACTTTTATATCTTTTACTTCAGGGTATGCATTATATAAATCAGTAGCATCAAATACATCTGATAATTTAGCTGACCTAACAACTTTACCATTTGGATTTATTTCTCTTTTTAAATCATTTGTATCAAGGTCCTTGAATTTTCCATAAGGGATTTCGTATCTCCATTTGCCATCCAATCCTTTTTCCCATCCTGTAGCCAATCTAATATCCTGTGCAGACATTTTATTTTTATTCATCTCCTCAGCTAAGTTTAAATTAAACTTAACAGTTGCAGATAATTGTGCATTTTTACCAATCAATTGAGCCTTTGTTTTTCTTTCAAACTTGGTAGCTTTTTGCTCTCCTGTCTTAATAGCAATGTCAGATTCTTTAATAGCCTCTCCTTTACGAATAGACTCAGATATGTTTTTGAAAAACTCTATAGTTTGCTTGGTGTCTTTAATATCTTCAAATGGAGTGAATGTTCCATTAGTAATCTTAGATACAAACTCATTGATTAAAGCCGCTATCTTTTGTAATGTAGTAGCATCTATCTTTCCTTCTTGTTGCTCTAATGCAGCAGTTAATTCAGCAAGGTACTCCTCATATGAATCAACCTCAGCGTATTGGCTTGCGAAGTCCATCAATTGCTTGTTAGAGCTTTCGCTTAATATTGATGCCATTCTGTTTCTGAATGTCTTAAATGTCTCTACATTCTCTCCAAATGCCCTAAGCATAATAGCATGAGCAAGCTCATGAGCTACTGTTCTTTGATTGGCTTTATTTAAGTTGATATTAATTGTACCACTATAAGTACCATCAGCATTTTTGGTATATGTAAAGCTACCTGCAGAATCACGATTAGCTTGATTAGCATCCATTGCCGCAGCATAACTTTCATTAGTATCGTGTATTACAATGTCAAAGTTTGGAAATACAGACTTCAATGTATTTAAAGCTCTTTGTGCTGAATCAATAATAGATAACTTCTTAGTATCTTTTACTTTAGATTTAACTTGTTCTAATGCCGGTGTATCACTTACTGATGTACCTTGATTTTCAACAACACCTTGAGGAGCTTCCTTTTCAGCAAACATTTCCTCCATTCGAGCAATTTGCTCCTCTTGTGTTAGTGTCTTTGAAGACACTTGCTTAGCTTTAGCTAAGTTTTGCTCTGCAATACCTTTATATTTATTATAAGTTTCTTGCAATGCTTTTTGAGCAGCTTCTTTTGAGTCAAATATTGCTATTTCAACAGTAGCAGTTTTAGTCATTTTCCCATTTTCATTTACTTGAGCCGGCTCTATTACTTTAGAAATAACAGTAACACCTTCTTCTTCAGGATTTGTCCTATTGTCGGTTGCATTACTAACAATATACTTATTGCCATCATTATGAACTTGCCCTACATTAAATAATGGGAATCCTGCATTAGGATTTATTCTTTCAACTCCTTCTAATTGTTTTTGTCTTTTATCTATTTCTTCTTGTTGCGATTGCGTAGGAGCGACTTCTTCGGTCCCTGTGGGAGCGACTTCAGGTTGGACGTCTCCTTCGCCCACTTGCTGCAATCCCACTTCGGATTGTTCTGTGCGTAACACGCCTTCACCTGTGCTTTGTTTTTGAATGGCATCTTGTTCTTTTTTTAAGGTTTGTAATTCATCAGCGGCTTTACTCCACTCAGGAGTGCCTATTCTTAATTCTCCATCCGGAGCGGTTAATGCTTCTAACTCAGCAATTCTATCAATTCTTTTTTGAGTAGCCTCAGGTGCTTCTACAGCTTCAACAGCTGCTGCTACAGCTTCTTCTTGAATTGGATTCTCTTGAATATTTTTAATTTGTTGTCTAATAGCGGCAGCTTTATCTTTACCTGTCTGAGTTGTATTACCCTCTAATTTTTTTAACTCTAATTCTAAATCAGTAATAGCATTTAAACTTGGCTCATTTAATTCAGGATTACCTTGTTTAACTTGTTCCTTAACAGCACCTCTAACAATTTTATCTTGTATTTTTACTTTTCTACCCTCATAATCGTTTTCAATATCTATCTTAGTTTTAGCTAATTCAGCAGGAGTCATTGTTTCAATAAGATTGTCAACTTGTTCCGCTGTTACTTTTGCTCCGTTTACTTTGTAAACAGGTTTAGCCAATCTTGCTTGTATAGTAGAACGAATACCACCCGGCAATTCTGCAATTCCTTCCATTAAAATTTCACCTGTATCCATATCCTGACCGATAGCTGCTCTTGCTGCCGCCTCACCTACAGAGCCACCAACTGCTTCTATTCCTGCACCTGCTGCCACCGATTTAGTTACTGCTTTTTTTGTTGCTTGACCTACTGCTGATTCTGCTGCTGATTTACCTAGTATTTTAGCACCAATTTTACTTGCTAATTTGTTTGTATATGCATCAACAGCACCGATAATTGCACCTCTCGCTACTGCTTTGTTTCTTAATGAATTAAATTTTTCAGGGTCTTCGAGTATTGCCTTTACGTTTTCTTTAGTCATTTCTTTATTACCCAATTCTTCTTGCAATCCTTCTGCAACATATGAACCCAACTCCATAATACTTCCTGCTAACCCCATTGCATATGGAACTGCCGCACCTGCTCCTGCAATTGCTCCTGCACCTGCTCCTGTAACTGTTCCAATACCCGGAATAGCAATACTTCCTGCACTACCTCCTGTTGTTGCTCCTGATATTGCTCCCGTACCAAGTGCTGCTGCTCCTGCCTTCAATGCATCGGCATTTGTTGCTAAGCCTACAAGAGAACTAACCATTATCTCCCCAAGATAACTTGGATTGGTAAGGACTCCTTTTGTAAAACCCCAAATGCCTCCACCTTCTTCATCGTAAATTTTTTTGTATTCTTGTGCTTCTTTTGATGCTCCTAAATTTTGAACATTTTTGTTAGCATCAATAAATTTTTGAAGTTGTTCATCAGTTGGCTTAGTTCCTTGTAATAATAAATTATCAGCTTCAGTTGCTGCAGTTCCTTGCCTATAACCTTGAGCAACAGAACGAGCCATATCATCTACAAAATCACCTATGCCAATAGGTACAATATTGTCAAGACCTCTTAAGACATCACCAAATGCTCCTTGAAAGTAATCAGCTTCATCTTTCTCTTGAGGTACTTCAATAGGTTTTGGTGAAACCGAAGAACCAACTGCCGAAGGTGAAACCGTAGTAGCTTTTTTTTTTAAAATAGGCTGTTGTACTTGAGCAGATACTCCTAATAAATTTTTATATTCATCAATGCCATCAGCATATCCTTGAGATTTAAATAAATTATAAGAATCATTTAATGCTTCAGGATTTGTAGCAATCAATTTTTTGAAGTCGTCTATACTATTTTTATATCCTTGACTTACAAATAAATTGTATGCGTCTCTTAATGCTTGCTCGTTCATATTCTTATTTTATATATTAAGGAGTAGTTTTATTATATTTAGAACCAACACCAACTGTTTTACTACCTAATGATTTTAATTTAATTGATGCTTTTGTTTCTGTTTCTTCAGATGTTTCTGATTCAAGGTCTTTTTTAATCCAATCAGAAATTTGCTGTAAAACTGATTTATTTGTGGTAGCATTTTTCGTTACAGTAAAATCAGGAGATTTATTGGATTTGTTTTTATTATCTACCAAATATACATCATTACCAATAAAAGTAGTCTTCGCAGTGTAACCAAATTTTCCAAGTATTTTGTTTAATTCATCAGCAAATCCTTTTTGATTTGCAAGTTTTGATGCCGGACTATTTACAATAACTGCATCAACTTGTTGGTTGTACTCATCTACAGGATTAAGTTTTTTAGGAACAACATCAAATCCTGACGCTATTGTTGTTTCATTTAATTTTGCACCCTTAGGAAGCAATGAAGCAAATTGTCTTAATACATCATCTTGGTTTATTCCTAATTTTCTTGCTATTGTTCCAACAAATGATTTAGTAAACTTGTTTGGGTCTGCAAGTGTTCCATCAGCTCTAAAATTAAATGTTTGAGGTCTTCCATCTTCAACCTCAACAGAAAACCCATTTTTTAATTTATTAAATTGAAGACCTGTAATAGAAGTTAAGTATTTAGTACCTGCATCAGATTCAACTGCATTACCTGTAAGAGCATAAACTAAGTTTTGAGCTACATTTTTAGCATCTTTCTTTTCATCTGATTTTTTAATTTCAGCAGGAGTAGGAGGTCTTAACTCTTCTAATTGTGGAGTAGTTTTAATGTCTTCTTTGTAGTCATACTTAGCACGAGCCTCATTACGCATAAAGTCATTTGAAACTTTCTTTTGCTCCTCGCTAAACTGAGGAGTTGCTTGACCTGAACTTGGGTCTAATTTTAACAAAACTTTATCAGGATTAGCTTTAGCCTCAGCCTCATCATATGTAAAACTATATTGCTTACCGTTTGGTGCAAACTTCTTGCTATTAGTTAAAACTGATAAACGATTATATGGGTTTGCAAGAGCTGCATCAATCATTTGATTCTCAGCATCTATAAACTTAAACATTACCTTTTTTGTTTCAGGGTCAATATCTGTTCTGCTTGTAATGTCAGCAATTGTTTTTATCTCACCTGTTTTAGTTAAACTTGCAAGTTTTGTTTGCGTTGCTTTCATTTCATCACCCAAACCCTTTGCAAATGCATCAGTTACAGCATTGGTATCAAACCTATCAAACTTTCCTGTTATTTGATTTCTTAATGTATTAATAGATGTAAACTGATTAGGATTACTATTCATTACATAAACTTCCTTACCATCTACAACTTTCTTTTCTTTCATTGCCACACTAACTGTACCATCAGTTGGATTAATGTATAATTGAGACTTATTAAAGTCTGAATATCCTTCTGCCTGAGCCATAAGCCATTGCTCTAAATCTTGCGATTTACCTGTCTTATATCGCTCCATTTTATCAGCAAATACTGCTTGATAATCTTTAGTTAATTTAAACGCACGGTCAGTACCATCAAGTAAATTTTGACGAGCAACTGTATAATCTTTTAGCTTCATATTACCCGACTTCAATAGTCTGTCTTGCATTAACATAAACTGAGATGCATTGTCACCATATTCTAATGCCCACTGATTAGCTCCTTTATGTTCTCCTTGAGGAGGATTGGCTAATGTCTGACCAAACTCACGAGACGCTTTGTCAATTGCAGCTTTCTTTTCTTCACGAACCTTAGTCTCATTTTGGAGCATATCGGTCATGTTCTTCCCAACCTCAGCCCAATTTATCTGCGAGTCAGCAGTTCTTTCTACGTAATTATAGTATGTAGCCATTGTTTATTATTTTCTTTTATTATCCTCCCAATGATGGGTTATTATAAAATGTAGAATATGGGTTAAGATTAGGATTCATGAATTGATTCATATTCGGGTTAGAATAAAAATTATTAAGTTGTTGTTGATTTTGAACTTGTTGTTGATTTACCTTACTATCTAATCCATATTTACCAAATGTAGGTCTTTCTGTAACAGCATATCCTTTAGCATCTACGCTTTGCTTGCTATACAATGGAACAAAATTTGCAACTTGTTGACCTACATTAACCAATCCTTGATACCCTTGTTGCTCTGCTTGTGCAGCTAATTTTTGAGCATTTGCTGCAGCTAACTGAGCTCCTGATACTTCACCTAAATCTAATTGAACACCAACATCACGCAAACGACCTTCTTCTTGAGCACTTAATTTCTCAAGACCTGCTAACTCTTGACCCATTGCAGTTCTAATACCTGCTTGTCCTTGTTGTTGTGCTAACTGAACACGACCCGCTGTTGCAGCCGCTCCTCTTTCACTTTCAACTCCTGCTTGTATAGCCTGAGCACCTTGAGATAGCAATGCCTCTCTTTCTAATTCGTAAGGTTCTTTTTGTATAGATAGTTGGTCGTAATAATTAGTCTCTAACTTTTTACGTGCTGCTTGCATAGCCTCATCTGCATCACGTTCTGCATTACGCATAGCTTTCTTTTGTTCACCTGCTTGAACAAATGACATTGTAGTACCTGCTACTGCCGCTGTTGCACCGATTACTGCTGCTGTTACTGCTGCCATATTATAATTTTTTAATCATTTCACTGTTATAGGTATCACCTTTGATATACCCTAATTGTTCGTAGGTTTCAATAAGACTTGTATGCTTTATTAATGCATACACATATTTACTTCCTGTTTTCTTACATATATCTGTTAACGCTGACACCAATAACTTAATGGCGTCTTTTCTTTGTGGCTTTTTGGTATATTCCTTGTTTGATATTATCCAATCTACCCAAGCCACTTTAGAATTAGTCAAATACATAAATCCGGCACATATAGGCGTTTCATCATCATAAATAATTATACCACCTTTACCATCATTGGGAAGAAAGTCTCTTTGAGGAGCCTCCCATCCCCACTGCTTCCACCAACCTACAAGAATATCATCGTAGTCAGTTTCGTTCAGTTCTCGTATATATAATTCCATATTCCTACAAAGATATTAAATTTAAGGAAAACTTTTCATAACTTCTGACTGCACCGCAAATAATTCTACTTTGCTCGTAGAGGTATTTGAGATACTAAAGGTACAATAATGTCCTAACACTCCGTGCGACTCTGCCACTGAGTTCTTAATATACAAGAAGAACGCATCCTGAATAGGTATAGCCGTAGTACCCGGAATTGAGGTATCTATGGTCAATTGGTTTACAGAGTTCGGCAAATCGACTGTAATAGCCGTTACCTTACCCGCAAGTACAGGAGTGGTATATGGAGGAACAGAATAATACAAGTAGTCCCCTACGCTTATAATGCTTCCAATAGATACCGAAACAGCAAACTTAACAATATTTCCGCCTGTAACCTGATAGCTTTTACCTATACCATTTACACTTCGTAGGGCTAATTGACCTGTTGAGTTGTTTCTGATAAAGGCAAAAAACGCTGCTTCTTTCTTCTCAAACCAAGTTTCATCTATAAATCCTGAGTATTGCAAGTCAGTTTCTAAGGTCGCAGCCCATTTGGCATCACCTTGTAGATTGATTGTCTTAAATAATTTATTCTCAAGAGGTGCTGTATTGAACACACTTTGAAGGGTAGATGGCTGAAAAGCTAAATTTGGGGTACCTACCTTAGTCCACCAAGCTGAATAAAATGTATTTCTTTCTGAGTTTACATTATGTCTGTATAGGTCACCACCCTTAAATGTATAAAAATAGTTGTTCATCCCCAACATAAAGTCAGGATGAAAAGAGTAAAAGGATACCCATCCTCCAACCATATCACTATACGATAATGTATTATTTGCCATAGTTATTTATTTTAAACACATCCTGTGTCACAACGTGAAATTATATCTAAATGAATTGTATTTCCTAAATCTCCGCTAAGTACGGTATATGTCGTACTTGTTAAAGATGTTGACCCATTTGCACAAGCTGCATCATCTATTATACCTGTGCAATAAGCATTTGCTTTACCATTACCTCCACTACATCCACTTGATGTTACTTCAATATATATTATATCACCTAAAGAAACATCCCAAGTACCGCTTGAATCAGCTACTCTATTCTCAATAACTATACCATTTACGTATATTTTCATTGAACCAACTGATGCATTTGTTTCAGCAAATGTCCAAGATAAAGTTGCAGTAGGTAAAGCTGTACAATCTTGTTGAGGTAATAATACCCCACTTACCTGTTGTCTTGATATAACTCCATCTGAATAGAATCCATTAGGTGCAAGTGTAGTTAATGCTGCATTAGTAAATATAGCAGTTGCAGACCCTAAGGACGGAGCATTTATATAGTATGTTGAGCTTATAGCCATATATTTATTTTATTTTAACCACAATTAAAGCATGAGTCAGTAACACTAACAGTTGAGTAACATAACTCTACAGGAACTGATTGTCTAAAATCCCATATCAAATATAAGTAATCTTGAAGAGCAGGTACCGTAAATTCTGCATAATTTACTGCTCCGCTTCCTTGATTAGGCGTAGCTGTTGTAGCCAATCCTAATAAAGTATTTAAGTCAGTAGTAGTATTATTATACAAAGTGTTTGACATATGATATTTAAACTTATCTTCTGAAGGATTAAATACAAATGTATCCGTAGCAAATTGATTTGAAATTAATCTCATTGTACTACCTGCAGGAGGGAATGCACCCGTACCAACTAAATCAGTTGTTACATTGTATCTTGACACAAGAGGATTAGTTGTTCCTGTTTCAAAAATAACAAGACTTGATTGCAATGGAGAAATAAACTCATTGCTTTCATATCTGTATTGAGTATGAACAGTATCTCCTGATTCATAATCATTAGTCAATACTATTTGAACAATAGTAAGTGAATCAGCATTACAACAATCTGCAAGAATATCTAATGCAATATCTCCTGTATAATTTATTGTAATTGATACAGTTTCTACTGAAACATTATTTTTATCAAAAGTTAATGTTCCACTTGTATTAATCCATCCTGTAGTATCAGTTGTTCCGTTGTAATCAATTGCTACCTCAAATGAACTTCCTGTAGATATTGAAGCAACATTAAAATTAATATCAGTTAATCCTACTGTTGGACCTAAATCAACACAATAGTTAATTGATTTTGTTTCTTCAGCTAATGTGCTTAAAGTAAATGTCTGAGATATACCACAACCTAAACATTGAGCATTAGATGGTAATTCTATTTCATTATTTGACAATACATACTCATTCATATAAGGGTCAAATCCACCAAGTTTTTGAGTATTAAATGATGCATTGAACTCATCTCTAAACCAAGTTCTCATATTCATTTCAGATACAACTTTAAGCTCCTCATTAGAATATGAGTTACCTCTTAATTGTATAACTACGCCACGCTTAACGTCAGTAAAGTATCTATCATATCCCCATTGAACATAACTCTCAGGATTAAAGCTAATGCCATATTTTTCAGTACGAGCAATCTGCGTTCCTAAAACCTCAGGTACAGAAGTTACCGCACCACCTCCTGTTGAGTCTGACAATAAGTTTTTATCAGCTAATACGTATGAAATCTTATCTTCTTGTAATACAAGTACATCAGTCTGACGACCATCCATTATAAATATCTCACCAAACGATGTTTCTAAATGCTTGTAATTAAGTAAACCTAAATTAAATTCATTCAATTTATTTACATTAGATTCAGCATTGTATATACCACTATATGTAATATCAGAGAATCTATCTGCTGCTTTATAATCTTGTGCAGACACACTTGTTACTCTATTACCAAAATTAAACGAGTTACCTACAATTGAGTCATTGACTTTATAGCTTTCCGCTCCATTTCCAAAAGCAAAGCAGTTAAAGAATTTGGTATCAACAATAGCAGGAGTACCACTTCCTATATTTTGATTTTGAATGTTACCCATATGGTTACCATTGGTAATTGCAAACGACATTTCATTTTCAAAAAACACATCAGGTAATGCTTCACTTGGTTCAGTTTCAAATATCAAAGTTTTTTCAGCACGAATAACAGTAATGTTAACCTCAACACTTGATGCACGAGCATTAGGATAACCAACTCCCGTACAAGGAAGTGTACCTGTTACCATTAATTGCAATTGGTTTGTTGATGTATTTCTGTAAAACTTATAATAGTTAGTGCAAAAAGCAGTAAGTATATCTCCTGCTGTATTTGTAATGCCTGAAATAAAATTATTCTCAGGAACACAAGCACCCGCACCCGCATATCTTGTACCCTCATTTAAAAACTGTTCTATATTTTCACCTACCCACCAATCATACATATTATCATAAGTATTGGTAGATACTAAAGTCTTTTCTAATTTACTTACCCTTTCCTCACAGCTATTACCAACACCACCTCTTATTTGACTAAAACTCAATACGATTCTACTTCCCGCAGGCACATCATAATCAACCCAAGCAGATGTAGCCGTATCATATCTATTCATCGGATAGTATAAAATAGGATAGCCTCCTCCTCTTGGAGAAACTTCTTTCTTTTTACCCGGAGCAATAATAGCTAACTCATCCTGAACAATATTAAAGTTGTTGGCATTTATTTTCATATAAACACCTGCAGGAATAGGTATAGATACTGTTGGGTCTAATGCACTTTTGATGTCAATGAAATTAGAAGTCTGAGATGATTTATCAAGAACAGTTGCGTACTCACAAGTAGTAGCAGGTCCCGCTGTATCAGCTTTAACAATCAATCTATCTCCTACCTCTATCTTACGTGCATTCTCTCCTTCAAGTAAAAAATACGTACTATTAGTCTCAGGGTCTTGGAAGAATATACTACTATAAATTGTCTCGTAATTTTCTTGGTCAGGCTTAATAACAAACTTGTATCTTTTAGCCCAAGCCGGAGGCAACTGAGTTGGTGGTATAGTTACTTGTATAGAATTTTTATATATAGAATAACCACAAGGTACGTGCTCTGTATTATTAGGACTTACCAATGCTGTAGTAGCTCTATTAAACTCATCCATATAAACAATACCAATCTCATAATCTCTATTGCTATGTAAGCTCTGAGGATTTGCTATTTCTTGGAAATTAGCCTCTACCAATGTTACTTGATAATACTCATATACTGTTTGAGTTGGAATAGTTAAATTATCAACATATCTAACCGCAGGTATTTGAAATCCAATTACACTACTTGCAGGTGTTGTCACAATACCAATTGGCTGAGCAACTGCAGTAATACCACTACCATTCTTGATAAGTGTATCTAAATTATTTGGAACAGCACAATTGAAAGAATCAGTAAATGTAACTCCATTACAAGCTGTAGTAAATGGCTGTATGTTAGCCGATGTACCAACAGCATTTTGAAACTCAGGGCTTGTTGCTAACTGATAAACAGAAGTATAGTTCTTTCCTAAAAAGAACGAAAAACTTATACTAATATTATCTGCGGTTTCTGTAGGGAAAGGAGATTGACCTGAAAATTGAGAATGACTAATAACTATATCTACATTAATTGCAGAGCCCGCCACTAAACTTTGACCTGATAAATCAAAGGTAGCTGTTGAATTAGCCACAGCTACTGTCCCGTTTATGGTATAATTGCTTGATTGAGTGCCATCATCTAAAGTAGAACTTCCTACTGCAGTTGATACTAAATCAGTAGTATATTCAAACTTAATAGGATTACCATATGCATCTAATAAGTTATATCCTTCAACATAATTGCCATACATCAATCTATTACCCATAATAGTTTGAGCCTTTGCAAATCGAGGTACGTTATCGTATAATCTCAATAATTCAGACTCGGGTAATATTGTAAATATTTTACTATTAGTAAACGTATATGTATAGTCAGTATTATTCGCAAGACCTAAATTACTCTTGTCTAATTTCTCAATAACTTTTATCACAGTGCCATCTGCTTTTTTGAAAAGCAAGTCAATTCCTACTACAAGCGAACTGCCTGAATTGTATGTTATAATTGCAGCATTACAAGCATTTGTCATTCCTTCATTTAAAAAGCTATCAATACTAAAGCTAAATGGTTTTGGAACAAATGCGGGTTGAGACCATTGAGAAGTAGCACTATATTCTCCATCAATGTATTTATATCTATAAGCAAAACAAATAAATCTTGTATCTAAAAAGTTTTCTTGACCATTAGTTACAATTGGTTCAACTGCCGGTGATTGTACCGGTGGTTTTTTAATTACAAGTAATGACTCAGCAGTTATTTGGTCTATATTCCCGACAGGATTAGGATAGTTCCTATTTACGTTTATAAATCTTGGAGGATTATAATCATCAGTAAAAAATAATAATCCATTAAGTATATCAACTCCCGTAATTAAATAACTTGGATTAAAGTTTAATGTGGTATTAATATCATATCCATCATTAATACTAATAACGTGATACGTTAATATATTAGTAAATACATTAAAAGAAACAATTAAATCAAGTTTACCAATTCCTCCATCAAAATTAGAATCATGCACAAACCAATAGATAGTTTCATTTGCACTATCCTCAATAGCACCAATACATCTTGCAGATGAACTTAATGGTGTACCATCAATATATGTCAATGACGTAAGGGGAAGATTCCCCTTTGTATTTTCAATAACTCCAACTTCCGAGTTCTCGGTAGAACCCATCCTAATGTTCATAGCATCTATATACTCACCTTCAGGAAGTAACCTTTGGTCAACAACCTTATTCATTCTACCCGCTATAAAGTTTCTTGTAAAATTTGCCATTTTATTTTATTTGCTTGTCCATTCCTCTCATATTCATTAATAATCTTCCGGGATGGATATTACTTATTCTAATTTTTGCATTATTCAGTAAAGCCTTTCTTTTTTTACGAGAACGAGCAATCACATACTCTTGAACACCAAGTTTAGAACTTAATATCTCATACTCGATTGCTGCATAAATGTAAGCCTCAAATAACTTGTTTACCGTAATCAATGAGTTATCTCCTTGCTCCATACCATCAGACACATACTCAAGAATACAAGACTCCGCTGACATTGATGAGTCAAAGTTAATAACTCCTGCTTTTCTATCAACATTAAATGTAGGATTAAAATTAGCAGTCTCAGTATTTAAGCCATATGCTGTACCGATATTGTAATCGAAGTACCACATACCGTCATAGTTCCAACCCAACTGCCCGTTAAACTGACTACCTTGATTCAAGTAGATACTCTTTTTAATATGAGTTAATCTATCGTAGTCAATCTCAGAATACTGAGGACTCAATGCGTTACCGTATTGGTCAAATAAAATGCGACCTGTATTATCTTGAAGGTAAGCCTTAGATGATAATGTTTGAATATTCTCAGATAATGGGCGTAACCATCCATTTTTATATAATGATATTCTCACCCAATTGACATAATCAGATGGTAATATAAATCTTAAATTGTCGGGAACTGTCAACTCTAATACTTTTATTTCTTTAAAAGCATCATAGTTTAACTCTTGAATAGCACGCTTAGCGTGGAATAATACCTTATAACGTTCCTCATTATTTACTAATGAGTGGTTTCCGGCATACATTAATAAGAAGTTGTTTACGATGTCAGTTAAGCTAATGTATTGGTATGACCCCCAATTTTTGTCCTCAGGTACAACCCCTCCATTCTCATAATACTGATACTGTGATATATAAGCCATATCTTAATTTTTTTATTGTTGCATACTAAATGTAGGTTGCTCGTGTTGTTGTTCTGTCATACCAAATTGAACAACCTCAGTTTCACGGATTGACATACCTGCATATTCAAGAATCTTTGTAACTAACTTGTACTCATCTTCAGGAGGTAACTCAAAATCTTGATAGTCAGATTGTGATTGGTCAAATACAGGCTCGCCATTAGCAAGTGTAATGTATGTCCATTTTGGAACCTTAGGGTATCTAAAATACGTTGCTTGAACTTGACCCTTGTTACTTATCGTTGTAGGATAAAAAGTCAACTCAGTGCCTTGTAATCCATAAACAGGGAACTCTTTAGTTGGTTGAGTCAAGTTTGAGTTAACTAATAAAGTAAGTTTATTATTAATTACCTTTTCTGCTTGAACATTGGTAGATGAAGAAAATATTCCATACCCATTACCTGTAGCTAAAAATATATTAGAATCCAATAATAAAACTGTATTGCTAACAACTGATACTACAGTTGAAACCAATCCCGTAGTTAAGTTTGTAACCACATCACCTGCTGAAATATCGTAAGTTGTAAACAATGCAGTACTATCAACCAATTGGCTTGCCACCACTGAAGTATTTGTTCCTGTTTTAAGAGTTACAGGTTTGCACTTAACATCCAACAACATATAGGTATCATAACCCGTAGTCGTTAGACTTGGCATTGAGAATTTATTTGCTGAAATCTTTGACAAATAATCTGTTCTTAAGAAATATTCTAACACTTCAGCTATAGGTTGTTCAATATCGGCATAATCTACGCCTGATGTGCGAGCATTCTCAGCATTTATAACTTTGTTATAGCTACTAAAATATTCTTCGTAAATCTCCATCTGTGAGTTTTGAGCCCACAAGTTAAAGTCAGACGGAGATATATATCCATAGTTATTCTTGTTAAGAATGGACAATACCGCATTTCTTACCGAATTTATCATTAGTTACTTTTTTACAAATATACGTAAAAAAAAAGAGGGTACAATAAGTACCCCCTCAAACCACCAATCAATAATCAATGCCTATTAACCTAAACTTGCTTCTAACATTTTTAGTGAGTCTATGCCCTCATCGCTCTGTAAGAAGTGACCTGCCATCTCATATGGGTCTTCCCCAAATGGAACCGATAACATCTTCTTTTTATTAGTAGCGGTATTGAACCATATCTCCTTTTCGCCATTTCTAAGCACTAATAGTTTGTTCTCGAAGAACATACGAATCTTAGCTTGGAACTTTAATTCAGGGTCATTTAATATATTCAAGAACTCTTTAGGGTCTTTTTTAGCAAAAACCAATACGTCACGCTTCAACTCTGCAGTTGACACAGTAGAAGGGTCTTTACCAAACATTACTCTTGTAAGAGTTTCTAATTGCTCAAGTGTTAATGCACGTGCTTCAACTAAAGCCTCAATCTCTAAATCTAAATCTTGAACTTCTGAAGCAGCATCTTTTTCTTTATCTACCTCTGCAAATATCACACCATTTAAAGGGTGGTAGTGCAAAAACTGTTGTAATACAGGATTGTTTTTTGGAACTCTTAAGAAGCCATCCTCAAAAATAATTGCTTCTATAATTGCGTTCCCATCTTGCTCGTCCTCAAACGGGGACTTTTGATTCGTACAATATCTTAATGCACGATTAACATTATTCTTTTCATCAAACCACATTAACGGGAATCTTGGATGATTTCTTGACGCTAATGTATAGGATAAAGGATTTCCTATTTTTAATTTATATACCTTATCTACAGGAGTTATACTCTTTGCCATTTTTATTTAATTTAATTTAATTTAAAAAAAGGAGAGTGTCTTTGAAGACACCCTCCCTGTATTTACTAACTATTATCCGTAACGGAATAATACGAAGTTGTTTGCACCTAAAGTACATACGCAACGCTCAGAAAGGAAGTTTACCTCCATTGCATCCAAGTCGCTTGTGGCAGCACCACCGGCAGAACCTGTAATCCAAGTCTTGTATCTTCTATCCTCAGCCTCAGAAGCACGGTATCTTACGTGTAAGAATGGACGCTTAGCGTTCTTACCCATAATTTGGTCGTACACTGAAGTTGAACCTGCAGGAACCATTAAACCTGTAATAGTACCTGTTGCAGTTGCAGCAGTTGTGTTTAAACCACCACGCATTGTTGGGTCGTTTAAGTATTTCCAATCAGACTTGTAGAAATCGTAACCTCTACGGAATCCTGTGAAACCTAAGTTTAACGCCATATCAACATCGTTATCGAAAAGACCGAATGAAGCTGATTGAGCAACACCACCTGAAGTGTAGCCGTTCAATGTAGCTAACATATTGTCAATATCGAAACTTAATCCACGATTTACGAACACAACGTTCTCTTCGATAGCACCTTGCTTATCTAAACGAGAAACGATAGAATCCCAATCGCTTAAAGTTGTTGGAGTACCACCACCCCATACGTTACCACGACTATTTACTACGTAGAAGATACCTTCAGAACCAATGTATCCTGCAGTTGCAGCACCTGAAGAAGATGCAGCAGGAACTGCTTCAATCATTGAAGTTTCTAAGTAATCCTCAAAACGTAAACGAGTTTCGTGCTCACTCTTTAAATACCAAAGGTATCCTGTAGCACCATTCTCAGTTGTTACTTCTACCCAACCGATTTGAGCCATATCAGAACCGTTAACCGCATACTTATCTTTAATGATAATTGGGTTGTTAGAGAAGATATCATCTTCAGATTCTAATGAACCAACCATTCCGTTAGTTCCTTTTTTGAACTCAGAACCGTAGATGAATACAGTACATTGAGTAGAAACTGCGAATGCTTGACCTGCAGTCTCATAGTAAGCTACTGTGAAAGTAGTTGC